ACGCCCGCTCGCTCGACAAGATGGTCGAGTTCGTGCTGCGGCAGGCCGCGCTGCAGGTCGCCCCGCCGCTGACCGGCGTGAGCGACGGCGTGCTGAACCCCTACACGGCCACGCTTGCACCCAACACCATCATCCCGGTGGCAAGCAACGACACGGGCGCGCCGTCCTTGCGCGCGCTCGAGCTGGGCGGCAACTTCAACATCACGCAGGAGATGGTGCGCGACCTGCGCGAGCGCATCCGCCGCGAGATGCTCGGACCCGAGATGAGCACCGGCCCGATCAAGACGGCCACCGAGATCACGGTCTCGGACCGCAACCGGCTGTGGGCCATGAACGGCGAGTTCGCCCGCATCCAGTCCGAGCTGCTGGCCAAGATCATTGCCCGCGGCGTCGGCATCCTGCAGTCGCGCGGGCTGCTGCCTAAGTTCAAGGTGGACGGGCGCGAGGTCGCCATCCGCTACACCTCGCCCTTCGCGCGATCGCAGGACAACGAGGACGTGATGGCGCTGCAGACCGTGACGGCGACGTGCGCGCCGTACGGCCCCAACGTCATCAACCTCGGGCTCAAGACCGAGGACATCCCGGCGTGGGTGGCACGCAAGACCGGTCTCGACCTGTCGCTGGTGCGCTCGCCCGAGGAGCGCAAGGGCCTCGCCGAGCAGGCGGCGCAGCAGGTGGCACAGGTGGCCCAGGCCGACCCGCAGGCGGCGATGGGTCTGGCAGGAGCAGGCTGATGGACGACTTCCTCGACATGGACGCGCCCAACGCCAGGCAGCGCAACGAGGCGATCGACTACGCGCAGCTGTACGTGGCGACGTTCGTGCACAACCCGGCCGGCGTCCGGTTGCTGGCCGACTGGAGCGAGCGCCTCCTGCACAAGCGCATCCCGGTCAACGCGCCGCACACCGAGTACGCCGCCGTCGAAGCCGTGCGGCAGTTCGTGCATGACATCCACGCGCAGATCGCGCTGGCTTCCACACCGAGGACCGAATGAGCGAACAGACAGACGAGCGGAACGAGCCGACCCCGGACGTTGCCGAGACGGAGAACGCGGCGCCCGTACCGATGCTGCGCTGTAGCGGCGAGGGCTACATCACGCGCAAGGACGGCACGATCGTGCCCTTCACTTTCCAAGGCGAGGGCTGAGCGATGGCACTGACATTGGCAACCACGATGCGCAACGCAGTCGCGGATGCGGTCGACACACTGGTCGGGACGAGCGCGACGCTCGAGTTCCAGACCTCGGGCGACGTCGAGGTGGCCACGCTCAGCCTGGGTAACCCGGCGTTCGGCGCGGCCTCGTCCGGCGTCATCACGCTGTCCGGCACGCCGATCAGCGACACCAACGCGACCGGCGGCACGATGGCGAAGTTCGTCATCAAGTCGGCCGGCACGACGGTGCAGATCACGGGCGCCGTCGGCACGTCGGGCTCCGACATCAATTTCCCCGGCGGTCTCGTTGTCGGCGCGGGCGACACGGTCACGCTGACTTCGTTCACGATCACCTGCCCGGCAAGCTGACCATGCCTATCCGAGGCTGGCAACGAGCGATTCGCGCCACACCGGGGCGCGCTCCGGTCACGTCGATTCCGACGGAGCGCGTAGAGAGGTGGCTTGGTCCTGACAAGGTTCTACACCTTCAGGACTGTATGCGTGGGTGGTATGGCTCGCCCATCTGCGTGCGCGACGTTCCCGGCAGCGTGTGGATCACGCGGGACGGCGATTTCGTCGGCCAGTTCGACAGGGGATATTTTGCGTCCGCGTACGATGCGTTCGAGGACCATCTCAAGCGCGCATGGTCCTCGATTGGACAGCCCAACTACGGGCTGGCCTATGCAGGTTTTGCATCCATCAGCGATGCGCTTGCGCGTGCGAGCCAGGGCTACAGCCGGCGTCGAGCCTTTGCCAAGTCCGGCCCCACTGGGGTTGTTGCTGTAACAAGCTCGTTGTGGCGTGTGGGTACTCAGCCTGTTGCGGGTTCTGCCGGTGCCGCCGCTCCGGGTGGAACGGCGCACGCCAGCACGGATACGGGGGCCTTGTCGTTCAACAACCCGTCCTCTGGAACGCTGCACCTTGTCGGGGCGGATGTGAGTGCTTCGGTCATCAACAACTCCCTGTTGCTGTATGACCGCCTGCACTCCGTTGCAAAAACGATGAACAGCACCGCAACGGAAGCGGTGACCGGTGACCCCACGCGGTATCAGTCCACCACTGCTACCGATGCGGATTACATCGGGGACAACTTCGGCTTCGTGGAGGTTGGCGGTACGGCTCTGGCAGCTACAGCCCATAACTGGACCACCTGCCTGTACGACGATCAGGACAACGCATCCAGCACGCTCCCATCGCTGACGGGTAACTCAGGCGCGATTGTGGACCGTCTCGACCATCCTACCGGGCAGTGGTTCGCTCCCTTGGCTTCGGGGGACGTGGGTATCCGTGCGTGGACGCAGATGCAGTGTTCGGCAACGGTAGCGACAGGCGCGATCAACTTCGTTGTTGGACACCCCTTGGGTTTCATGGCGTTCCCTGTAATTAACTCCATGCTGCCGTTTGACTGGCTGACCAACCGTGACTTGGCACCGCGTATCTTCGATAGCGCGTGCCTTGCTCTTTTGGAGCCTCTGAAACCCGCGACGACTGCAACGAACTACGCGGGCCGAATCATCATGACGGGTGCCGCCGCCTAGCGGCGGGCGGCGATGAGTTCACCATTCAACAGGGGGCAGTGGCGCAGTAGCCTCTTTCGCCACCCCATTTCGGACTTTTGGAGTCCGACGCGCACGGCGAAAGATCCAGCGATCCCGAATCTGCCGCCGGAGACGGGAAGCCCGCCGGCACATAGCGGATCGGGCGCGGCCACGCTGCCGCTGCTCACGGCTAGCGGGGCAGCAAGCCGCGCGCTGAAAGGCACAGGCACCCCGACGCTGCCGCTGTTGACGGCGACGGGTGCAGCAAAGCGCGGATTGAACGCGACAGGCGCCGCGACGCTGCCGCTGTTGACGTCGAGTGGCGCGGGCAAGAAGGCGCGCAGCGGTTCAGGGGCAAGCACCCTCCCGCTGCTGACGGCAAGCGGCGCGGGCAAGAAGGGGCGCTCGGGCTCGGGCGCAAGCATTCTGCCGCTGCTGACGGCGAGCGGCGCAGCGCAGCGCGGGTTGAAGGCGACAGGCGCCGGCATTCTTCCCCTGCTGACAGCCAGCGGCGCGGGCACGAAGACGCAGATACTGCTTGGTTCTGGCGCCGCCATTCTTCCGTTGCTCACGTCGGCAGGCACCGCGTGGGGCCCGTACTCCGCAGGCGGCAGCGGCAGCAACGAACACGCATGGGACAGCACGTTCGTACACGAACAGTTGTTTCCGGCAAGAGGAAAGCGCAAGAGGCGACCCGCAGCGACACGATGGCGTTGAGCTGCTTGACATTCACTGACGCAAGGAGATAATCGCTAATGACTGACCCCACCCCGACGACACCCGCAGCCGACCCTTCGGCACCTGCGGCCGTCACCAGCACGACGACTCCCGATCCGACGCCGACTCCGGCCGCAGCCGCGCCCGCCGTCACGTCGATCATCCCCGACGAGCCCGTCGCCGATCCTGCTCCGGCCGATCCGACGCCTCCGGTCGAGGAAGGCCCCGAGTGGTTCCTGTACGAGGGCGTGAAGGGCACGGGCAAGCCGCCCGAGTGGTACAAGGCCGACAAGTACAAGACGGTGGCCGCGCAGGCGGAAGCCTACAGCCACCTCGAGAAGCGCCTCGGCGCTTTCGTCGGCGCGCCGAAGGACGGCAAGTACGAGACGCCTCCCCCGCCCGAAGGGGTCGAAGGCGCCTTCGACGCAGAGCATCCGTTGTTCAGCACGTTCACGGGCTGGGCGGCGGAGAATCAGGTGTCGCAAAAAGCGTACGGCGAACTGCTCGGCATGTTCGCGCAGTACGAAGCGGCGCAGACGCCGAGCATGGCGGACGTCAAGGCGGAACTCGGCGCCGATGCCGATGCCCGCATCCAGAGCGTCTCGCTGTGGGCCAAGGCGAACCTGACGGGCGAGGAGTTCCAGGCGTTCCGTTCGGCGATGAGCGACCGCAACGCCGCACAGGTCTTCCGCGCCGTCGAGGCTGTCGTGGCCAAGACGCGGCAGCCCAAGCTGCCGAAGCCGGGCGAAGGCGGCGACGCGGTCGTGGTGGGCGGGCTGGCCGCAATCCACGAACTGCAGGCCAAGGTCGGACCCGACGGCAAGCGCCTGTACGACACGGACCCGAAGTACCGACAGATGGTCGAGCAGAAGCGAGTCGAGTATTTTCAAGGGCAAAACGCTTAATGACCGCGAAATGCCCGCTTAAAGCGCAGGCAAAGGCAGAGGGGAGAACGAAATACTTCTCCCCTCAGCCCTGCAAGCACGGCCATGTAGGCGAACGCTGGACTCACAGCGGCGCGTGCGCTGCTTGCGTGGCCGCTGCGCGAATGAAAAGGTATCGCGAGAAGGGCGGCAAAGAGCGCGGGCGCGAAGACGCGCGAAAGCGTCGAGACGCGAACCCTGCCGCAGAACGTCAACGCTCTGTCCGCGTGACGCTGAAATCGAAGTACGGGATCACCGAGACCCAGTACGCGGAAATGTTCGACGCGCAGCGTGGCTGTTGCGCAGTTTGCAAGCGCAAGATGGTGTCAAGACTTGACCACTCGCGCCCGATATATTCCGGTCGCGGAGCGCCTTCGCGCGAAGTTGCTCGGGTAGATCACTGCCACGCCTCTGGACGAGTGCGCGGTTTGCTCTGCTCTGACTGCAATCTCATGCTTGGCCACGCGCACGATGACGAAGATTTGATGCTGACTGCCGTGCGATACCTGCGCGCCTCGCGCGCAACCGCACACGCTATCAGCCGCGCGCAGACGCGCAGTCTGCAAGGCGAGATAGGGCCGCACCCGCGGGACCCCGAGTCAAGCACGCGCCGTGGAAGTCGGCGGGACGAACTCTCTCCCTTTTTCCTAGAGGAATAATCCATGTCAGTCTCTTTGGGCGGCACTTACAGCAGCACAACTTCCGCCGCGATTGCCTCGTATGACAGCGAGGTCAAGCTCTCGTACCAGGGCGCTTCCGTCCTGCGCGGCACCGTCCGTCTCAAGACCGGCGTCACTGGCCAGAGCCACTTCTTCCAGAAGATGGGCCAGGGCGTCGCCACCCAGCACACCTCCCACGAACTGATCACGCCGGCCGACTACAGCCACAGCAAGGTCGCTTGCACGCTGAGCAACTGGCGCATCGGTGACTACACCGACATGTTCGACCAGGCCGAGACCACGGTCGACGAGCGCGCGGACCTCGCCAAGTCGAACGCGATGGCGCTCGGCCGCGCCGAGGACCAGCTGATCATCGACGCGCTCGACGCGGCGACGAGCATCGCGGGCACGGTCGACGAGGACCTGGGCGGCACCAACAGCCTGATCAACGCGGACAAGCTGCGTCGGGCCAAGCGCTACCTCGTTGCGCAGCAGGCGGCGGGCGGCGACCACACCTTCCTGATCAACGCGGCGGGCCTCGAAGGCGCGCTGGCCGAGACGGAAGTGACGTCGGCCGACTACCAGACGATGCGCGCGCTGGTGGACGCGGACCTCAACAACAAGAAGGCGTTCGGCTTCACCTTCAAGGTGATCGAAGACCGCGTCGAAGGCGGCCTGCCGACGGGCTCGACCAACATCCGCCTGTGCTTTGCCTACGACCGCATGGCCGTCGGCCTGGCCACGGCGATCGAGCCGACGACCCGTGTCGACTTCATCCCCGAGCGCGCTTCGTGGCTCTCGCAGGGCATGCTGAAGGCCGGTTCGACGGTGATCGACGCCAAGGGCGTGGTCGAAGTCCAGTCGTACGAGTCGTAATCCGGGCGGCGCGGTTGTGAGCCGCGCCTCCTCCACCTTCTTCTTTTCGAGGTATTTCAGATGGCTTTCGCACTTTCCGGTTTGAAGCGGATCGGTCCGCAGAACTCCAACGGCCCGACGCTGTGGACCTACGCCACGTCGGATACGCTCACGCAGGTCGACGCGGCTTCGTATTTCGATGCCGCCGCGGACCGCCTGCAGGTCGGTGACTGGATCTTCACGTCCAGTACGTCGACCTGGGGCATCCACATCGTCAACGCCAACTCGCGTGACCTCACGGCGTCGCCGCCGGTCGAGGGCGTGGTCGATTGCACCAATGCTTTGGCGGCAGGTACAATCGACAGTGACTAAAATTAGCGCAAGCTAATGCCCGCGGGGGAACGGCGCTAGCCCGTCTAGTACCCCGCACTTTCTCGGCTAGGAGAGAGTTTGTGCCCTTTAAAGACCCCGAGGCCAAACGCCGGTACGAGCAACAGCGATGGGCTCGCACCAAAGTGGACAAGGCTTATCGCGAAAAGGTTCTTGCTCGCGCCCGTGCAAACTGGGCGCGACGATTTGCCGAGGATCCGGATAAGCACAACGACAGGACGCGCGAATACCGCGAAAAGCATCGCGAATACGGGCGCGAATACTCGAAGCGCAGGCAGCGCAAGATGCCGGAAGCGTACGCTGCAGATGCAGCCAAACGTCGAGCGGCGAAGTTACGGCGAACGCCTGCTTGGGCGGACGCGGACAAGATACGCAAGTTCTACGCAGACGCAAAGATCATGTCGGAGATTACGGGGGAGAAGTGGCACGTAGACCACATCGTACCTCTGCGCGGCAAGAAGGTGAGCGGAT